GTACGCTGATGATGCATACGGAGCAAATGCAACTGCATTTACTGACGTTCCTTTGTACGTTAATGGAGTAAGAGAGGACACAGATTCTGAAGTCTATACAATTGGTGACGATACTGGAAACAAAATCGTTGATTTTGTTGTTGACCCTGCAGATATTCCAGATGGGAAATATATAGGAATATCATACGAAAACAGTCACGCAGCTAACCTCATGACAGCTTTAATAATTGAAGATGTCATGTACAAACCAACGGCCACATAATAACTCAGGGGCTTAAGCCCTTGGGTTATTTTTTTAAAAAGAGGTGAAATAAATTGAAAAAACCTTATATTTACAAGGGAAGCCATATTGAAAAAATAGGACGTATATACGTTGATGATATTTTAATTAATGATGATGGGAACTTAACTTCACTTAAAAGTAAAGTTGATTCGGTTCAACACGCAAAAACAGCGAGGTTTGTCATAGGCACATCTACAGCAGGTTGGACAAAAAAAGATTGCGATTATCTTTGCGACGGAGAAAATGACCAAGAAGAAATTATGCAAGCACTATATGCTTTGCCTACTGGCGGGGAAGTAGTCATCCTTGATGGAACTTATAATATTACGGCGAGTATCAATATTCCAAAGGATAACGTGTCTTTAAGGGGCAACGGCAACGCTACAATCTTAAAGCGAATGTATAATTCCACTAGTGAAAACAGTGGGGATACTGCGAGAGGTTTAATAACCTTAAATGGAAAAAGCGGTTGTAAAATACAAGGTTTGCAGATTGACGGGGACAAGTCAAAATATTCTGCAAGTTATAACTACGGCATTTACCTAACTTCATCTAGTAACAACAACACGGTAACAGGCAACACTTGCAACAACAGCAGCAACAGCGGTATCTACCTATCTTCATCTAGTAACAACACGGTAACAGGCAACGCTTGCAACGACAACAGCAACAGCGGCATCTACCTATCTTCATCTAGTAACGACAACACGGTAACAGTCAACACTTGCAACAACAACAACCTCTACGGCATCTACCTATATTCATCTAGTAACAACAACACGGTAACAGACAACACTTGCAGCAACAACAGCCGCGGCATTTACATAGTTTCATCTAACAACAACACGGTGACAGGCAACACTTACAACAACAATAACTACGGCATCTACCTATCTTCATCTAGTAACAACACGATAACAGGTAACACTTGCAACAACAACAGCGACAGCGGCATCAGCGGCATCTACCTATCTTCATCTAGTAACAACACGATAACAGGTAACACTTGCAACAACAACAGCAGCGACGGCATTTACCTATATTCATCTAGTAACAACACGATAACAGGTAACACTTGCAAAAACAACAGCAACAGCGGCATCTACCTATCTTCATCTAGTAACGACAACACGGTAACAGGCAACACTTGCAACAACAGCAAATACGGCATTAACCTAGATTCATCTAGTAACAACACGGTAACAGGCAACAATTGCAACAACAACAACTACGGCATTCGCCTATCTTCATCTAGTAACAACACGATAACAGGCAACACTTGTATTCGTGGTACGGGGCAAACAAGCGACTATGATTCAAATCAATATACTATACGATTATTGGGCGACACCAACAACTACAACCTTATATCCTTAAATAACTGTATGGGTAAAGCAGTAGTAACCGGGGGTGGTGCTGGTAATAGTGTTTGGGGTAACAAATTTGACAATACAGATGATTTAACTCGACAAGAGGCTACTTAACAAGGTAGCTTCTTTTTATTTTGCTCGAAAGTAGGTGATGATTATGGGCTTAAAATTAATTAACCCAATAGCAACCGAACCTATAACATTAGCAGAGGTCAAGCAACATTTAAGACTTGATCCAAAAGACACCAGTGAGGACACCCAACTTAATAGCTGGATAACGTCAGCAAGGGAACATGGAGAGAGCTACACACGAAGGGCTTTTGGTACTCAAACATGGGAATTGACCTTAGATAATTTTCCGTGTAAGGATTATATAGAGATACCAAAACCGCCGTTACAGTCAATAACCTCCATAACCTACAAAGATTCAGCAGGAACAGAACACACATTTACTGATTACATAGTTGACATTGACAATGAGCCAGGGAAAGTAGTGTTAGCCTATGGAAAGCATTGGTCTATATTCACACCTTACCCAATTAATGCGGTCCGTATTCGCTTTGTATGTGGATATAACGGGAGTGTCGTTATTCCTACATGCTTTAAAAACGCGATGCTGTTCCATGTAGGGCTTTTTTACAAGTATAGAGACGAGGCAATCCCGAAAGACCATATTGACACAGTAAACCGGATTTATTATCCGAATAGGGTATTTACCTTTTAGGAGGTATCAAAATGCAATATATCATGTTAGAAGAGATTCTAACCCCAACTAGGACTTATATGATAAATGAAATCGTTAGTCCTGGTATTTTTATAACTGCTGCAACTCTTAAGGAATGGGAGCGACAGGGTAAATGTAAAGAGGTGTTGGAAGATGCCAATATCAGCAGGGAAACTGAACAAGCAAATAACGATACAACAGAACCAGCCAGTCGAACAACTGGATGGAAGCGAAAAAGAAAACTGGACAGTATTAAAAACGGTGTGGAGTGATATTCTATCACAAGGTGCAAGGGAATTTTATCAAGCCCAAAAAAAATATGCAGAAGTCACAAAAGTATTTAAGATTAGATACTTTTCAGGACTTGAAACTAAGCACCGCATATTGTACGGCACCAGGATATTTGACATATTAGGGATTGACAACGTAGATGAGGCAAATGAGCAATACTTAATATCTGCAAAGGAAGTGATATAAGATGGAGTTTCATGAGGCATTTACACAGTATTTGAAAAGTTATAGTGGTCTAAATAGTTTAATTAGTGGCAGGGTTTATCCTGATTTTATACCACAAAATAAGCCATTGCCGGCTATAGTCTACCATCTTATATCATCCGATGTTTGGTATACACTTGAAGGGGAACAGGAATTACAAATCGTCAATTATCAATTTGACTGTCACGGTAATTCAGATAAGGAAGCTTTTGGAGTTTATAAACAGCTTAGAAAAGCATTTAAAAACTACCAAGGTGATATGAACGGTTTTAATGTTCAAATGATTGAAATCGAGGTCATTTTAGGCAAGGATTACAGCGATCCAATACAGGATCATACTTACAAAATCGAATTTAAATTTTACTATACAGAATAGGAGTTGATATTATTATGAGTAATGCAACTTTAGGGATGGGCACAAGCCTATCAAGAAACGGCAATGTTATTGCAGAACTCACCAAAATAGGCGATATAAGCTTAAAACGCGACATGATTGATGTTACAACATTACAATCACCTGGGCAAAAAGAAGAGGTTATTCCAGGGCTAAAACGTACCGGAAGCATATCTTTTGAAGGTAATTTTTATCCTGGCGACACGCTAGGACAAATGGGCTTGCAGTCAGATTATGACAACGGAGTATTGCAAAATTTTGCAATTACGTTTCCAACCACAACCGGAACTACATTTACATTTAGTGGATATGTTGAGGAATTAACATTTGGTGCTGCAGAACCTAACGGAGTTATACCATTTAAGGGCAGTATAAAAATAAGTGGAGATACATACTTAGGAATAACAATGTCAAACAACATTACTGCTTTGACTTTATCCGGTAGTGCCGTTTGGTATCCTGCTTTTTCCGCAACAAGATATGGCATTGAAAATCCATATGTCGCTACAGTTCTTACAGGTGTAAGTAGCGTTACAATAAAGCCAACTTTTGCAGCTGGTACATGTACAATTACTTCCGGATCGCAGTCAGTGACAGTTGCTTCGGGTGTTGAGTCTAGTGCAATTAATTTGGGTGCTGCTGGATCGGTAACTACTATCGACATTACAGTTAAGGAAACTGGCAAAAGCCCAAAAGTATACAGAATTAATGTAGCTAGGGCATAAGGAGGATTGATTGACAATGGCAGTACCTTACAAAGAAATAGTTTTAGATAAACCAAGGCGGATTAAGTTTAATATTTCAGCCTTAATTACTGCCCAAGCTTTATGCGGAAAACCAATAATGCATATTATTAGCGATGCCGTACAATGTGACGTTGAAGTTATCGCAAAATTACTTTGTGCAGGGTTTAAGCATGAGGATAAAGATATTAACGTCAATAAAGTAGTTGATTTATTAGATGAATATGTTGACGACATATCATCAATTTACAAAATTGTTGTCGAGGCTTTTTGTGCTGCTACTGGTGCAAAAGTAGAAGAGAAAACAGAGGTTACCGAGGGAGAAATTGACCCAAACGCATAGAGACCGATTGGTTAGAAACTCAAATAAATACATTTGAGAAAATAGCCGTCGGTCAATTAGGTATGACTTATGATCAATATCTCGATCTTACTTTTGTTGAATTAGTTATCAAGGTTGAAGCATTTGCCGAAAGGCTTAACAGGGAGAATCGATTACCCATTGTAAATGCTTGGTGGGTGGGTAGGATGGTAGCCGAGGGTGTTGCTTGTGTATTCAGCGAAAAAGCTAAATATCCAACATTAGAGGATTTGCTAGAACCTAAAATGTCAGAACCTATGACACCCGAGGCGATGGAAGCACAAGTGTTAGCACTTGCCAGGGCTTACGGTGCAAAAGAAATAATTATAGATGAGGGGTGAGTATATTGCCCGTAATGAGAGTGCAGGTACAAGGCATAGAAAGCCTTATAAAAGAATTAAGGCAAATGGACGATAGAGGAAAAGCAGTGTTAAATGATGTAGCTTTGGAGGGTGCCCAATATGCGGCCCCTCTTTTAAGTGAAGCTATTCCCCGAAGTCCTGACAATAAGCATATTAGAGATAAGGTTAAGGTTAAGTTAAATAAGCGTAAGACAAAATATAAAAGTATGGCAAGTGTTACTATTGGTAGTGCCGCAAAAGGGTTTAATTATGCTTTTCACTACGAAACTGGTCATAAAATGACACTTGCTGATGGATCAATAAAATACGTTCCTCCTGCAAAGACAGTAAGACGCAAATTTGATCAAATAAAAGGTCACATAGCTGATAAAATGCGAGATACCTTTATTGCAAAGGCAGGTGGTAACTAATGGCTAGTAGTGCAATAAGGACCATAACAACAAGGTTTGTTGCAGATATTTCCCAATGGTCGCGGCAGATGAATCAAGCACAGTCCACAATGTCACGGGTTGGTAAAACAATGACGACTATAGGTGCAAAAATGACAATGGCTATAACATTACCAGTATTGGCGGTTGGTGGTAGCTTTACAAAAATGGCCACGGAAGCCGTAGAGAGCGAAAACCTTTTTACTGAATCTATGGGAAGTATGGCCAATAAAGCCCGGGCATGGTCGGAAGAATTGTCCAAAAGTCTTGGATTAAATGCTTACAACGTGAGAAAGACCGTAGGAACTTATAATGTAATGCTTGCATCAATGGGACTATCTGAGCAAGCGGCCTATGAAATGTCAACAAGCTTAACAAAGTTGAGTTATGACATGGCCAGCTTTTACAATCTTTCCAACGAGGACGCAATGGCAAAATTGCAATCCGGTATATCCGGAGAGGTTGAGCCGCTCAAACGACTTGGAATAGTTGTAAACGATGCTATGGTTAAAACCTACGCACTCAATAAAGGACTTATTAAACAAGGTCAGGAAATGACAGACGCACAAAAAGTCATTGCTCGTTATATGACTATAATGGAGATGACTAAGAAAGCCCAAGGAGATTTGGCAAGAACATTAGACAGCCCATCAAATCAATTGAGAATGTTGAAAGAAAGAATGTCGATGCTAGGTATAGAAATAGGCCAAAAGCTTATTCCCATAATGCAAAGACTTATGTCTTTTGCAAACGGTCTTTTAAATGCTTGGAATAAACTTAACCCAGCTACACAAGATGCAATTTTAGCAGTTATAGGCGTTACAGCTGCAATAGGCCCGTTAATTCTTGTGGTAGGTGCATTAACAACAGCATTAACCTTTTTGGCTGCTAATCCGGTTGTGGCGATAATAGGTGGTATAGCTGCACTTGTTACAGGCATTATAGCAGCTACAAACGGATTCGGACTTTTTGAGCAATCACAACGCAAAACCCAAGATCGCATGATACAAACCACCGCAGAAATGATAAGGCAGAAAGAAGCTGCAGGAGATTTGGGTAACGCAATGCTGCAGGTAAGTTATATTGAGGCAAAGCAAGCCCTAGAAAGATATAGAAATGATTACTATAAGCAAATGCAAACTTATTGGACTTTGTTAAGCCAAAAAGCCGAGTTAGTTAAAAGAAAACAGTCCGGAATATTTCCTCCTGGTACATCGTTGGATCCTGAGATCCAAGCAGCTGATAAAGCTGTAAAAAATCAGATCGAAAAGATTAAAGAGACCCAAAAACAAATGCGAGACGCTGAAAAAATAATGAAGGAATGGGAAAAAATTGAGGCTCCTAAAATAGATATTCCTGATTCCGTGTCTGATTTAACAGCGGAATTTAAAGCACTTGGTACAACTGGTAGTGATGCTTACGACAAACTTACAGATAAGATAAAAGATTTCATTGACGCAATCCGTTCCCAGGCCAAAGAATTCTCAAATTTTGTGGGTATTTTTGAGAAAGCCACATACGATCAACCTATTAACATGGAACGCTGGCTAAACCGTCTAAAAGGTCAATTAAACGCTCTCAAGACCTATCAACAATCACTTGCTACATTGCAGCAAAAAGCCAACCAAGGAATAATTGGTCAGGATGTGTATAATGAGTTGGCAGCATTGGGACCAAGTGCAGCAAAGCAATTACAGGTTGTTGCAAAAGCCTCTAATGCACAATTACAACAGGTTAACAGCTTATTTAGTCAAAAATCCAACATTGCTACATCGCTTGCTTACGATGCGGTTAAAAGAGACATGGCAAGCCAAGCAAATGTTGTACAGGTAATAAATAATTTTAATGGCAATGCGAAAGATGAAGATACAACACGATTGTCCGATAAAATAACAGACCAAATTGTTAAAAGCCTAAAAAGAAAAGGTGTATTGTAATTTACACAATGTAAGTATAAAACATTAGGGAGGTATTATCATATGAAAAAGTTTATAATGGGTTTTATCAGTTGTTTTATACTTATGGTGGGTTTTTCTTACGCGGCTAATAACAATATATTCAGTGTTGCGAAATTTAAAATATTAGTGAATGGCAACGACTACAGGGGTAAGCCGGCAATAGTTGTTGACGGCAGCACATACTTACCATTAAGAGCATTGGGCGAAGTGCTCAATGTAAAGGTTAACTGGAATGAAACAAAACGCCGGGTTGAAATTGGAGAAATGCCGATTGAAGCAACACCAACGCCAGTAAGCACACCTAACCCAAAAGTGAGTGTTGGCAAGAATGAATTTATCGCCCATGATAACATGCAGGGCTGGGATATCTTCAAGGTATCAGTATTGGGTAAGGTTGAAGAAGGAAGCATCAAAGATACTGACATTAAGTACGAGATATGGAGGTTTAGGTTTGAGAATATCGACATACACGACCAGGACGTGTTGCCAAGTCAGTTAAGATGGAATAGAGGTGCTATAATAAGAACAGTGAAGGCACCTGAGGGATATCAATTAATAACTCAAAAGAAGCTTAAGCCTGGTGAAGTTTGGGAGTGTGTAGCAGTATTAGATATTAATTCAGATGCAGACAAATTATACTTCTTCTATGAAAATGGGAAGGTGCAATATCAGGAATAAAACTTTATAGGAATCAAACACCGTCTAAAATAAGGCGGTGTTTTTATTTTGCTAAGAAAAGGAGTATTGTATGGGATTTCAAGTATTAATTCAAGGCTATGTTGGTAGTAAACTTGCTGAGACAGGCACAAACACAACAACAATTAAAATAACTAATCACGGATTACAAACTGGCGATATGATAGTTAATGAAAGTAGAAGGTTCACAAACAACAACGACCCTTGTAGTAGGATAATAACCGTTGTAGATGCCAATACATTTACAATACCACTTGCGATCACAAACCAAGTTGCAGGAGATGAAATAAGGCTTTATAAATACATAGACAAAACCCAATTAATAAAAGCTGGTAGCCTTGAAGTATCTGACCGCATGGACCGTCGAAACGATTGCCGCTTTAGAATGAAAGTTGCTAATGATGCTCTATTACCCAGATGCGGTCAGAATGTAAAAGTGCTTTATAACAATGAACTTATATTTGGCGGTGCAATAAGGCAAGTAAATAAAAGGCGTATAAATGCAGAAACGGTTAATCTTTTTGCTGACATAATTGCCGAAGGCTACAACACCTTACCTTCTCGCCGTACCGTAATGGCCAACTGGTCCAGCCCAACATACAGCAAAGACATAGTAAAATACATGATTGATAACTATTTGGTCGAGGAGGGTATCACTTACGATTATGCTGAGTTTGGTGATGGTTACTTATGGGACGAATACCCCAAAGATATACCAAGCAATTGTATATCTATAGCCCAAATTCTCAAGGATATGGCAGATGCTTCTGGGTATAAATGCTATATCGATAACACTCGTAAGCTGCATTTTAAGCAGGAGGATACAATCGTAAATGCACCCTACGGTCTTATAACCGGAGATGACTTCTTAACGGATTATCATGTTCGCGATATCGAACTAGAAGAGAACCAAATCAATTACCGCAATAAAGTTTTCTTCCGAGGTGGTCCTGACGATTTTGGCGATGTTATTGTTACTTGGGGTGAATATATGCAAGGTATAAAAGATCGTCAGGATATAGAGGGTGGTTCTGGAGTGTACGGTGGAATTATCGAGGATAGCGAAATTGATAACACAACAGCCAAGACAGCGGAGAGCGGCACTACTACAACCAATATAACTGTTACCAACCACGGCCTTAATACTGGCGACATGATTTGTAACACCACTAGGAATAATGCAAAACGCCTTGTAACCGTAGTAGATGCAAACAATGTAACGGTTGCAGCAATAACAGGTCAAAAGGCAGGAGATCAAATAGTATATTATCCTGACGCCAACAAAATTATATCTAACAACATAAAGCGGTATGGCCTTGTTACCCCCAAAGTAATAACCTTCACTACTCAGTATATGGGATTCAGAGCCGGTCAAAAGTTAACTGTCCAATTGGCTGAGTTTGGCATGAGTGATCCAGAATATTTTTTGATCGAGGAAGTAAGTCTTCAGGATTTGGATGGAGTTAATGCCAAATCAATAGTTAAGGCTACAAGCCGCAGTAACGAAAGTTTTTCTACTCAATACACCGAAAACAGCTATGATGCATACGCAAGCTTTGTTGGTGGAGGTGGAAACTTAATTATTAAAGGTGTTAACCTAACGGTTGGAGAAAACTATCCAAATAACCCGAAACCAAAAGATATACATGTTAACACTAATCCTACAGTAATTACAAAAACCGAAAACGCCACTTTAACAGAAAAAGAAGCTGACAGTATAGTGCAACTATATAATTCTATTACTGTTAATCTTCCACCGCCTAACGCAAGGTTAAAATTTAGAAGTTTTATTTTTAAGTCACGTGATGCAAATGCAAAAACCATAGTTGGAACTATAGATGGCAATACAGATTATATTATTACGACTAATAATGAAGTGTTAAGGGTTTATTGCGATGGTCTAACATGGTTAATATGGTGAGGTGGTAATAATGTTTAAGGTGTCAAGAATGGAGTATTTTGCAGGTGAAATATCATCGTATCCAAGCCAATTGCCCGCAATACCAAGTAGTGGCGTTATGCCGCATATGCTTATCGCAGATGTATATATTAGATTTCCAATCCCTAGAAACACTACTGTATTAATAACAGATTCAGAGCCAGTTTATATTGTAAACGGCACAACTTTAACATTTTCTAGACCTTATCAAATTCATGAAATTGTATACGAACAAACTGGACCTGATTGGGAGTTGTTAGTAGATTATAATACCAATAGTGATAATTGGAGATTATGGGACTCATCAAGTAT